CCAGAACATCTTGTCTGTTATTTTCTCTACACCATTGTTCAAATGATTTCCATTTTTGATTTCCAGACCTTGAACATAAATTACAATAATACGAACCATCTGATTGAACATAAGATTTATAATTTTGCCAAACTATATTTTTTAATATTTTTCCACAACCATCACATTTACATTCTACTTTTTCATGACTACTATTAGATAAATCTTCAACTGATACATTTAAGTTGTCACCTTTTTTTGTAAAGATATAGCCCTTTTCCTTATAATGTTTTATATTTTTAGAATTCCACCTTATAGTAATTATTTTACTTAATAATCCCACTTCATTTCTCCTAAATTAAATTATTCTTTAAATTTTTTACCGCAATATTCTTCAAGAAAAGAGATTCGATCAAAATCGTTGAGTTTGACTTTTCTAGCATAATTCATAATATGTATTTTTTCGTGATAAGATATTATTTTATCATTAACAGTTTTTTCAAACTGTTTTTGAGTTTTTGAATCAAGAATCTCTTGACATAATTCATCTGATAATACTTGCTGAGTATATTTACCATCTTGAGAATCAAAGCCTACATATACTCTAAGATCAGGATTTTGAATATATATTCTTGCATTAGACCCTCTACCATCTGTTCCTACAAAGAAGATGTTGGAATTGTTACAGAGGGATACTATGTCACGATTTAGCATGTCAAGGTAGCCATTGGCGGCAATTTTACGATCTCCACCTTCTATTAATGAATAATATATTGTGTTATCACAGAGATTGTGACAAGTCGAATAACTATCCATATTCGGAGGAGTGTAGGTTTTGGTTTCTGGTTGTACTGGTTGATTTTGAGATTCTTTTGATTCTACTTGAGTTTTATCATTTTTAATATTTGCCATTATAAATACCTCCATTATAATACCTTTAATTTTTGTGTTATTTAATTTTGTTAAATTTGAGCAATAAAAAGAAGCTATTAAATAGCTTCTTGGGATTTTGAATCACTTCTCATTCTTTTAAGTTTCCCGTAATCGTATGGTTTAATAAATTGTGAAGATGTAACCGTACCTTCATCTAAATCAAATCTTATATAAGAATGTCCTGTATTAAGGTATTCTCTTGCATATTGAATCATTTGAAGAAGTACTTTATCAGATGGAAAATTATCTTTTTTAGAAACAATACGAATTTCTTTCCATCCAGAACGATAAAGAGCATATCTTCGATTACGTTCTTTTTTATTAAATTCATCTTGAGTAATATTATTGCACTTAACATTTAAATTATGACCACTACCATCATATTCTATATATAATTTTTCTTCAGGATATGCTATGTCTAAATTAATATTTTTTAATAAATAATTTAATTCTCCTCCAAATAATTTATACAAATATTTTTGCTGAGTAGAGCAAGGAATATTACCATTTTTCAAAAGAGTTAATCGTGCTCTTTCTAATATCTCCTTGTTTTGCATAATATAAGGAACACCATATTTTTCCATTAAAGTTTTTCTCATTTTTTCTTGAAATTCTGGAACTTGAAAAGCATTAATAAAACCATATTTATTTAATAATCTTTCTTCGTTTTCTTGTTGAAAATTACTGTCACAAAATGGTGTTTTACATCCTTTTGTTAACATATTACATTCATGTAATTTAATTTGTCTACATTCATCACAACAATCTGTTTTAATAGGTAAATCCTTTACCTTAGTATTAAAATAATTATGAGCTGTTTTATTAAATTCTTTTCCACAATAATCACATAAAAATCTAATTAATAATTCACTATATCTAGGCAAATCATCTACTTTCACTTTTATTATTGTGCCAACTTTAACTTTCCATCTATAATGATTATCCTTATATTTTGGCATAATATCATCATAGCCCATTTTTCTATAATAACCTATATTATTTTGTCTTAATGAAATATCTATTTCTGTATCAATTAACATTTATTACCTCCGAAAGTAAATTTTCCGAATAATGAATAATAGAGGAGGCAAAGCTCGGATACTTTGCCGTTCAGTAAGGTTCTCGACTCCTTACTTATCCTCTAATATATTATAATACAATTATTAATATTATATCAATAAGCTATTATATTAATATTATAATTTATCCACAGTATAATTGGAATCTGATACAATACCAATCATAGGAACATATTCAGGAACAATAATACTACCAAATTCAAGGTCGAAACGTGTCATATTTTGTCCCGTAATAACGTCGAATCCTGTCGCACTTTGTAATCCACCACGATATCCCACTTGTAAACAACTGGTTTCTCCAGCAACTAAGAAGAAAAGCAAACCTTCAGGTAAATAAACATCATAGTTGTCACCAGCAGAATTTAATTTTAACAAATTGTAACTATTAGGGATTTCAGTCACTATATTTCCATAAAATGTAGAAATTAAACCAGTTTTCATAATTTCATCCATAACTGCTTGAGATAGTAATTTAGCTAAAGAACCAGCAGTATCAGTATTAAAGCCAACCATCCCATTAAGTTGACTAGTGCAACTAAAATCACCAAATATCCCTACTTTTCCCCATCTACGAAGTTTCTTTACCATATCATCAACAGATGATTTTGTAATACCAGCAGCTTCAACAAAATGTTTAATACCAGTGCTATTCTTCACTCCATTATAAAGAGCATTCATTACATAATAAAATATTTTATTAGTCATATCAGTAAGAACTTGCTCTTGCATATTCGCATGACCGTCCAAATTTCCTGTAGCTAACTCCCTATAATTTAAGCTAGTGCCTCCTGAGATAGTCTGAGTAGTCATTTCCCGATAACTCCAAGTGCTAATCGGAAAAGTTACATCACCTTGATTAGCCTGTAAATTAGACATTTTACCTTGTAATTTATATACTTTATAAAGCAATCTTTCATTATACCCAACACTAGTTACATTACCCATAAAATTAAACAACTGTAATCTCTTCAGTAATGGAGCTTGAATCATTACCGCAGTTATAGTATTCAACTCAACTTTTGCTCTACCATCACCAGCATCAGCATCAGCACCCAATTTCTTTATGTAATTATAAGTTTTATTAGCTTTCTCACCATATTTACTAGTATCATTGCCATTAACCATAGCACTAAATATCTCTACAATAGGTGATTTTTCAGTGTATGTATGTGCAGGGGTAATACTATTTAATTCAACACTAGGTTGAAAATTTTCTAATCCTAATACGTTCTTCATTTATTATATTCCTCCTTTTTATATTATTTTAATTAGCAAAGCTTTCCGTAAAATCCAGTTCCACCAAAAGTAGTTTTCTCAAGAACCTGAATAGCTACAGCAGCATTTCCTCTTGCATCAACTTTAACCCACTTAAAGGCATTAGAAGTATCAGGTACAAGATAATCAGTTCCATCAGCATCTACAGCAGAATAAGTAGTAGTAACCAAATCACTTGAAATCTCTACAGGATATCCAATTATACTATTAAGTTCAAAAGCTCTAATATATCCACCTGTAGCAACTTCAAAATCATCTCTGTTCCATAATTCAGCTTCATCAACAATATTTAATGCAACCCAATATTTATCAGTTGCAGTAAGAGAACTAATATCATCAGTAGCTTCAGCATAAGCACCACTTAAAGTACCAGCAGTATAAGTAGGAGTAAGAGTTACACCACTAGTTCCAGCATCAATAATAATAACTTCAAGTGTAGATATACTAGTACCATTAATAGGAGCAGTAATACTTACATGAGAAGCAGTACCATTAGCTACTACATATCCATAAGGTGTCAATATAGTAGTTAAAGCATTATAAATTACAGTAGCAGTAGCGGCAGTAGTAGTTGCAGTAGTAGTAATATCCGCCTTATATCCACCTACACTAATTTTTAAAGTACCAGAAGCAGGAGTACCCCCTACGACAACATCAGCAGTTGATTTAGTACCAGTACCAGCATGTTTATTTTCTATTGTAAAAACATAACCATTTTTAATAGCGGCAGTAGCTTGAACACGGGGATTATTTTTAGCATGTAGATACATACCTATGGTTCCAAATTTAAATAAACTCATTAATTATTTACCTCCTTTATTATATTAAGATTAAAATAAATCTGAATAATCTTCATCAGATTTTTCAGTATTATGAATACTCATAAATAGAGCATCATCAGTCTTAGAATTTAATTCAGTCTGTTGATTCTGGATAGAATTAAGTTCTTTAACTTTCTTTACACATAATTCAGCTTCTTTAACTTTCAATCCATCTAAATTCATTTTATCAACATATTCAGTTTTAAGAAAATTTAATTCAGCTTCAGTAAAACCATTTTTCTTAATTTCATTTTCAAAATAAGAATTAATTTCTAATTTCTTAACTTCAACATCTTTTTCTTCTTTAAATGTTTTCAAAACATTAAGTTCTTCAGTCATTGTATTAATCTCAGTAGTTTTACCTTCTAATACCTTGTTTGCTTCAACAACAGCAGTATTTAACTCTGTTATTTTAGAAGTAAATTCTTCCATTTTAGTATTTAATTCTGCATTTTTAGCAATTAAATCTTCAATTTTAGAATTTAACTCTTCTATTTTTTTATCTTTTTCATCCATTTGATCATTTCCTCCTTTTGTATTAAATTTTTCTTGTTTAATATTATTGTGTAATATATCCTTAATCAAAGAAACATTAATTTCTACTGCTGTTTCTTTGTTTATAGGTGTCCATGTTTGTTCTACTTCAACTACATCTCCAAGAGTAACATCATTATTAGTAATAGTATAAATAGTTTTATAATACTCAGAAGGAGTATCCCAATCTGTAAAAATTACAGTTTGACTTTGAGGATAAAATTTACAAATATAATAATAATGATATTCATTAGGTTCTTTTGTGGTCATTAAAGCATTAAAAGCTCTAGATATAATAGTAGCAATATCATCATACGATAATTCATTTAATTCATAGGTTTTCTTTTGAACAATTATTTTATCTTTATCTTCAGGTTTATTCAAATCATTATTCACCTCATTCATTTCTGAATTGATTTCTATTACTTGACTTGTATTATCAGAAGGTTGAACAATATATAATATAGCTAATCCACTAAAATCAAACTCAGTAGGAATACGTCCCATTTTAGGAGTACCATCTTCATTAGTAGCTCCATCAAAATAAACAATACTAGTATTACCACCTTTACCATTAATCTCAATAGACCCTTTAATGTTTTCACCATTTGCTATACTATCTTTAAGCCACTGAACAAAAGTAGGATATCGCTGGTTATATAAATATCCTTTAAAAATGAGAGCATCTTTCATTTCTCCATCAATTTCAACCTGTCCAATATAGGCATCCTGAACAGACCCTACAGTATCTCCATCAAATGCAATAGAACCATCATCATTTACTGTCATTGTTCCATGATCAGAAGGAATACCTGCTTCTTCATCTAACCAAGAAACTACAAAAGGGCAACCAATAGCAGAATCTATATTTATTTCTATATATTCTTTTAACCATGTAATTCCATTAAGGTTGTACTGAGAATTATCAGGATATATTTCTAAAGCTGACATTTTAATAAAAGTACGACCCGCTACTTCTCCTTCTGGCATTTCACAAATCTCTATAAATGTATTAAATTTAGTCACATTAATTTATCACCTCCTTAAATAAATGCCCAATGTAATTTAGTTCCATCTTCTAATTTCCCACATGTTTTTCTTTTACCTTTACAACATGATGCTATATGTGAAATAGAGCCATTTATCACATTTTTAGCCGCTTTAGAAATAGATTCAAAAATTATTCCTGTTTCTAAACAAATTACTTTTTTCGATACGACATTTTTCTCGCCAATTCTTTGTTTTGAAATAATATTATTTCTAATTATTTCTTCTTTTGCATTGTAATTACACCATTTTAATATTGCTCCTTGTTTAAGATATTTTCTAATAGTACTACTACACATATTAGTTATATCTGCAATTTCTCTAATATTATTAATCCCATTATTCCAATAATTACAAACTGTTTTAATTAAATTAGAACAAGCAAATTTATGACAATTATTCCAATCAATTATTGATAAATCAAATATATCATTTAATTTACTATTTAAAATACTATTCTTAATCCATCCTAATTCCGATTTTCTACAGTCTAATATAATATAATGATTAATTTCATTATTTATTGCTAATATTTCTTTTCTCTTATCAATATCTTGTATTTTTTGTAATGATAAATTCCAATTTCCACTTATATTTTCATAGTGTTGCATACCATGAGTCTCAATAATACAATTTAAATAAGGAACATAAAAATCATATTTATATTTATCACACCATTTAAATGTTGTTTTTGATAACTGAGTTTGAAAATTTATATTTAATTGTTCTAATATATTAAATATAAATTTTTCAGGATATGAAACACCATCTCCACATTTAGAACATGATAAACCCCTTCTAGAAACATCATTAATACTTTTATTTTTTATAATCTCTTTACAATTAGGACATTTCCAATCCACCTTTTTATTACTATGTTGAGTATATTTATATCCATCACTTGAATTCGAAAGCAATTTCGCAAGTTCTGGATTTATTGTCCATATATCATTAAAACCTATTAAAATATCTTTAGGAGAAGAACTGCAATAAGGACACCCATTACCACTTAGTAAACTATATGCCATTGGTTCCCATTCCCCTGTACAATTCAAACATTTTACTTTAATATTATCTCTAGCATATTTATATTCTCCCACAACTTCTATATTAGAATTAATAATTTTTAATTCTTTAATATATTCTTCATGAGTTTTTCTTTTAGGCATTTTATCATTCCTTTCTAATGAATCCTTTCAAAAATAGAAAATAAAGAAGAGGTGTGAAAGGAACACCTCTTATCAATAATAATTAAGTTTCGAACCTTAATTATTATCTATCTTTTTATTTTAAGTATAATTAATTAAATATTATTTATTATTAGGTTTTGGTTGCTTATTGCTACCATTTGATTTACTCTTTATAGTATTTTGATTAGTGGGATTATTTTCTGGTGTCCTGCCAGGATTACTAGTATCATTATTAGCAGTAAATGATGTCATATGAGGAGGATATTTTTCATCAAAATTTTGTTCTTTCTCATATTCCATTAAACTCATATACATATCTATATCTGCACCAGCACAAGCAATCCAATATAATCTAGACCCCCCACCAAGAGTATATAATTCTTTTGCGTTAGCAACATTCTTTTCTTGATTAAGTATTGTAGTTTTTAAATAACTAATATCTACAATTACTCTACCTTTAGAATCAATTAAATTATTTAAAACTCTAGTATATTCATAAGCAATAGTCTCAATTAATGCAAAAATCTGAACTAAAATTAAATCCACATTAACCTGCAAAGTTGAATATGATGCTCCTCCTTCACTACTAGCATTTAAAGCAGAAGACGCAAATCCTAATGAAGTAGAAATTTTCTTAATATTCTCATCACTTAAAGTATCTTTTAATAAAGCAGAATCTTTTGTCATACGTTCTATTTTTGACCCAGGAGCTAAAGTTATTTTACTTATTTTAGATTTACCATAATTATTAGAAGTATTTGAACTTACAGCATTTTCGAATGCTAAAACAAGATTTTTTTGTTGCTCTTTATTGAGAGAGCAAGAACCTTGTTTTTCTCCTTCTGGTAAAGTAAGAGAATAAATACTACTTGCTAAGTCATTAATAGTATTTATTTGAGACATACGATAATCATCTGCAAATCTTATATCAAATAATGCTGCTAATCCAATTGGTCTACCATAAGGTTCTAATATATTAGCATTAAATTTAATAACTATAGTAGATTTTGTATCTAAAGCAAACCATTGTTTTGAAGAATCTTTTTGATATGCAAGATATGCTTTAACAAATTCTGGTGGAAAATTCTTTATTTCATTAAGTAATCCACCATGTTTAAATTGATTAAAATACATTAAATTAAATGCTGCAACTTGAACTCCATTTTGTACTCCAATAATTTTACAATAATCAAGATCAAGAGGTTGAATTTGTAAATTATCATCCATTGATAAACCTTCAAGTCTATCTAAAGAATCAACAAATCCCTGTTGTAATTGAGGATTCGGATTATTAACTTTCGTATTCCTTAATATTCCTATAAACATTCCATTAATATAAGAACTTAGACATATATCTCTAGTAACTGCTTTATGATTAATTTTTTTAAAAATATTATTAAATAATTTTCTTTTCTTTTGATTAGCAGAAGTATTATCCCTACATACTGTAATAAAATCAAGAGAAGGAATAGCTGTCATATATGAAATTACGTTATTATATTGCCCATTATTATTATAAGCTTCTCTAGATAGTTGACGAATTTGTGTATTATATTTCATTGGATATTTTATATATAAACGTAGTCTCTCAATATCTATTCCTGATGTTAATGCTTCTTGAAAAAAATAAGTTGAAGTATTAAGAGAATTTAATTCAATATTATGAGATGTTTCAACTTCTTGTAATGGGGGAGAGGATTGAATATTTTGAATATCTTCTTCCAAATAAATCCTCCTTTCTTAAAAATATATTAATTATTTTATGAATATGTAAATACAAAATCATAGTCAGAATCTTCAACTTGATTTTCATATTGTTTTATATAATATAAACCATATGCTAAAGCACTATATCTATCCTTATCAATTCTTTTTGTAACTTGCTCCACGGTATATTTACCACTATTTAACTTTTTTAATTTTAAATTTGCTATTTCTTCAACTAATAAATCCGTTTGAATATGAGGTAATAAATTATCTAAATCAGATTCACTATTATTAATCTGTTTTTTTTCTAATAATTGTAATTTTTGACTTTCAATCATGTCTATAAAATTAATAATAATATCACTATTTATCCCTTGTGAATGTAATGCATATAAACAACTCTCTGAATTTTGACACTCTGGTTCTTGTTCATTATTTATAGTATTCCAACATCCTAAAGACTCATTAGTTAATGGGTCTATAGTATCTTTTAATGCTTCATCACAAATACCCTTTCCAATTCCATTTTCATCAATAACTGCAATTTTAGCATTATATTTAATTTTAATTCTTTTTAATTCTACTGTTTGAGCAGTAAAAGTTAATCCTGTTTGTAAATTTATTAAATTTATTAATAATACTTTAACTATATTACCTTTTGTATTTCTTTTAATTTCCAATACTGCAATAGATGATTGATTATTTGATTTATTTTCACTACGAGCAACATCCATTGAAATAATAATTTCTGAATTTTTGTCATTTTTGAATTTTGGTTTAGGTAAATTTCTTAAATCCATTACTTTATTAATATTAACCAATGCTCCGTCTACAGCCCCAACCCATTTTGAACAATAATTTTGATCCCACGAAACTTGGGAAGTGGTGGGATCATCACGTTTTGCAAGTATTTGCGATTTAGTTTCACCTCTACCATAATGTACAGCTAATTGCCAATCAGAACCCAAAACCATTTTACCTTTTAATTCAACCATTTCTTTAACCATAGAAATACTTCTTAACCATTCGTCTGTCCCTCTAAACCCACTAGTTGTAAAAAAATTTATCTGACCATTCATTTCTTCTGGTGATATTAAACACTTTTCTCCTATTGTACGCCTTGGAACATTAGGAATTGGTTCTAAAACTTCTTTAAATAAAGCATTGTTTAGTAGTGCAGCTTCTTCAATGTTTAATCTTTTTTTTCTTGCTCCTTTGGTATTTGGGTGATTTGCAAGAATCCCAACGCTCCCGCCAGATGTAAATATTACTTCTGCATTATCTTTTGGAAAACTTGCTTTTGTAATTTCATTACTTAAAAGAGGATAAAATTTAAGTATTTCTTTATGTTTTTCTTCTAATAGAAAACTCGCATTCTCTTTTGTTTGAGCAGACATTGCAATATCGATATCTGGAAAAAATATCGCTGTATGGTACATAGACATTACCTGTATCATCGTCTTCCCAAATCCTCTAGGAAATACTCCATATGTACTTGTGAAACGAGAAATGCTACGTAAAAATACCCTTTGATCAATATCGAGGCGAATACCGCCCGTATGGGGAGTAATCAAATCATACCAAAGGTCAAGGAAACCACCTACTCCAACTAATGAATTCAACCCATTTATCTAAATTAGCAGTAAATGAATTTACTTTATTATCATCTACTTTTATAAAATTATTAAAAGCAGAATTATAAATATCAGTACGATTTTTAGTATATTTAAAATTATCATTTTGAAAATTCTTAGAACTCATTTAAAAACATCCTTTATAATTCTTCTTCTATAAATCCACTTTCTAAATAATCTTTTTTTCTATCTTCATAAAATTTATAAATATCTTCGTATTTACATAAAGGTAAACCATGTAAATCTCTTTCATAATTTACCCAACACCAAATATTAAAATCTGGCATATCTTTTGGTTTCTTTTTAAATTGAGGAAGGATAGGAATAATATCTACTGCTTCTTCAACCATCCTAGAAAGTTGTCCAAAAGTATCCATTCCTTGAGATAAATCTGCTTTACTCATTTGACTAGGTTGAAGTTTTCCAGCAGATGTAGTTTCTTTAAACATAGTCATCCATTCTTTTGCTTCTTTAACATTATCTTGAGCCATAGCTAAATCTGCTTTTACACTACATACACAAGCTTTCATTAAAAATTCCTTATGTGACTCAGTAGGTAATTGATATGTATTACTTAATCGTTGATATTTTATTTCAAAAAGATTATACTCTTCAAGTTTATATCCTTCTCCCCATTTCTCAATCATTTCTTCACTAGGGGGTTCAATATTCTTCTTGGATTTAGTTTGTTTATTATTAGTTGTTTTCTTAGGAATAGGTTTATTTTCTTTTAGATCATTCTTTGTTAGTTTTTTACCCCCATCACAACTATTAATTAGCATCATCTTCGAAAAATACATATTAATTGCATTTTTTAATATAATATTAAAGTCATCAATATTTTTAGATTTATTTTTTTTCTCACTTTCAATAATACAATTCTTAAATAATACTTCATCATAAGGTCTTTGATTTTCAAATAAATAAACTTTCATTGATTTTTCATCAATACATATTAATTTTCTGCAATTCTTACAATATAAATCTAAACCATCGTCAGTATATGAGTTTTTAGAAAATTTAGAATTTAACAATGTTTTATTACATTGAATACATTTTTTTGTTAAATTATTTGTCATGAAACCACCTGACTTATTATATTGTTATTATAAATCCCTTTATTATAATTTTCTTTAAAAATACTAAATTGCTCTGGTGTATTATTTCCATATCCAAAATTATCATGGAATAATTTATGAATATCATATCTGAGACATACCCCAAAACCATATCTATAATGTATTTCTAAGCATTTATTAATTATCATTTGTAATTCATTTTGTGTATACATACTAATATTACTATATAAAGGTAAAGATAATTCACTTAATGTTTCTTGAGTTATTAAATCAAAACTATATAAATGATGAATTACATTAAATTTATCATTAGTTATCATACATTTATAATTGCAAAATTCCATACTATCTAATTTCCAACTATTAATATTCCTTCTTAATTCTTGATATAATGCACTAATTCCACCTTTATAA